ACCCGCCGCGCCCGTCGCACCAGTAGCACCCGCAGCACCAGTCGCGCCCGTGTCGCCAGTAATACCTTGGATGCCCTGCGCTCCCGTAGCACCCGCTGCGCCAGTAGCACCCGTCGCGCCAGCAGCACCAGTAGCACCTGTGTCGCCTTGAATTCCCTGTGCGCCAGTCGCACCGTTTGTACCATTAGTTCCGTTGGTTCCTGCGGCTCCCGTAGCACCTGTGTCGCCTTGGATGCCTTGTGCGCCAGCCGCGCCCGTTGCTCCTGCCGCACCAGTCGCACCAGTCGCACCTACATCGCCTTGGATACCCTGTGCGCCGTTAGTTCCGTTAGTTCCGTTTGTGCCATTAGTACCCGCCGCGCCCGTCGCACCAGTTGCGCCAGTCGCGCCAGTCGGACCCGTTGTAGATGTTACATTTGTCCACGCCGTACCGTTGTACGCAAGTATTTCGTTGGTCGTAAGCGTTGTCAACGACAGATCCGTCAGCGACGCTAATGTGTGCGGCAGTTCGGGATAGGTCTTCACTTTTCGTCCTCCAAAAACGACGGCGGCACACAGTACCAACCTTCGCTGAGTATTACATCGTTCGCGCTAAGCGTCCACTCGCCGTCAACGAGGCAATACACCGTCGTGCGTGTCGCCTTCGCAATCCTCACTGGACTCGACTCGGGGACTAACACGACGCGATGACACCCAGCCGCGCAAGCGAGACCCAGCGCGACGCAGACGGCTGGGATCGCTGTCAGCATCGACGGCAGTCTGCGAGCGAACCACAAGCCGCTCGAGAAGCGACGCGAGCACGCTGACGACTGCGGTGAGGATCGATGCAAACACGGCGTCACTTTTTCACGATGGCTCGAGAGACGGTGTAGCCGAGCGACGCAAGCACGCTGGCCGCAAGGCCAAGCAGCCGGTCGCCGGACGACTCTCCCTCAAAGACGCCGGACGCAAACGCGAGGCCGACAACCGACGCGGCAACGGTCAACCAAAACTCAGTCGTGCGATAGCCAGGTTTCGTAGTAGGGTTCATGCTGTCAGTCTATCGGCAGTTTCTTGTTTGTCTGCACGGCACCCAAAATTAAAAAAGCGTGCGCGCGTGAGGTCAACGGTCGTGCGCGTAGTGTGCTACCGGCGTGCGTCACAGCTTGCGCGGTAAACGTAAATCGACGGGACAATGTAATACCGTGATGCGACGCCCTCGCGCGCGCGCATTTTTTGTTTTTTGGTTTTGGGTTTTGTGCTTTCTTCTTCTCTTCTCTTCTCTGGTCACGCTTTAGTAACGCAAGGAGCGTGACAAAAACGTGACAACAGTAACGCAAGGAGCGTTACGAAAACCCGCGCCACACATCAGGAACCCATAAAACAAGACTTTGTGCATTTGCGCCTAGTGCAGGTGCGTTTGAAATAAAAACCTGTTTGCGTTTGCAAAAAAGTCAAAAAAACACGGCGACTTTATTGCAACCGCACTACCAATTGTTCCCGACAAATTGCGGCAAAAAAAGTATCGTTTACTCGTCGTCCGAGTCGCCGCCGGCGTCTTCTTCTTCCTGCTGATCGTACGCCCAGCTGACCAATCCCTTGCACGCGAGCGCGTTGCCGGACGCATATTTGAGCGCCACGGTTTTTCCGTTTTTGTGTCGGCTCCACAGAATCACCATTGCGTCGCAGCCAAGTGTCTCGACCAGCTCCGCCGCAATTTCCTTGCGCGAGCGTTTGCGGTTTGGGCTGACCGCCAAGATTGTCGCGGCGACCTCGGTTGCAACACGCGTCGCAAGGTCGTCGACCATTTCGCGCATTGCCTGTGGTGTTAGTTTTTCTGCATTGCTCATCGTGCGACCTCAATTTTGTGATGCACCACGCCGTCAAAATCAATCCACGCCTCAAGCCACACCGCGCCTAACGGCTTTGGTGGCGACCCGCGCTCGACCGCCCAGCCGGAACCCTCAAGCGTCTCAGGCTTGTAGCCTGGCGTCTTGACGTGCGTCTGTGTGTCTGAGTACACCGTTCCTTGATTAGACAGCCGCTCGCGCGCAAGGTCAACCGTCCACGAATCATGCGTGTGGCCAGACCATAGCAATTGCGCGTCGGGAAATTGCGACGCCTCGCGACGCGTTGCGAGAATGCCGTGTGTCATCATGCCGCCGCCGCCGTAGCCGTGCGTGTAGCGGATGACAAACGATCGGCGCTTAGTTCCATAGTTCAGCCGAAGCGCAATCCAACCGGCATACGAGCCGCGCGTCAAGTCAACTGCGCCTCGCGCACGCAACGCATTGACCGTGCGATCGGTCAAATCTGTTTCGTGCGCCTTGATGATTGCGGTCTCGTGATTGCCAGGGGAAAAATGTAACAGGTGGTCGGCGTACGGCGCGTAGAAATCCGCGGCGCACTCAACAAGCCGATCGAGATAGTTTCCGCTCTGATACTCGGGACGCATCCCATCTCGCGACGCGCGGCGATCCCATTTGCCTTGCATCGCGCAATGTAGGTCGCCAATGTCAAGAATCGCGGCACCGCGCTCGACCGCCTCGCGTAGGTGCCGCTTCTCCATCGCCTGGTCTGTGTGGCCGTTGTCGTGATGCGCGTCCGACCGCAACAACGCAAGAAATCGCCGATTGTTCACGCAGTCAACACGAACCGTCAGCACGTTCGGAGCAGCGCGCTCCGCATGAACGTGCGTGAGCGCGGCTGGCTTCACCGGCTGTCCTCGAGTCGCTCGACTCGCTTTGTGAGCGAGTCAAGCCATCGTGTTAACTCGTCGCCCTTTGCAGTCGACAGAATCTGCGACCGAACAAGGTCTTTCACAATGCTCGAAAGTTCGGCGGTGTCGCTTGAAACCTGCACCAACGCGGCTTCCTTTGAGCCGATTTCGCGCCCGATCCAAATAATGCCGCCAACAAGTGCAAACAGTTGAGCGATGTTAATAGCACGGTCAAGGACAAGACTTCGGTTCATAGGATTGCTCTGTTAATGTGATGCCGTTCCGCTAGGTCGACAATGACCGCAAAACGCTGGCAGTCTTCAAGTCGAAGCATGACGACCCATTTAGTATCGCCGTCCTCGCGCATGACTACTATTGGTAGATCGCCGGTAGCCTGCGCGTCGCGCTCAGCCTGGCGAAGAAACTTGAGCGCGCCGATTGCGGCGTATCGCTTTACTTCAATAGCAATCGGCGCGTCAACCGTAAGATCCGCGTCGCCGGCGGTGCCGCAATATTGCGCGCTGCGGCGAGCCGAAATTCTCAGATGGCGCGTGACAGCTTCGGCGGCTTCGCGCTCGCCCGAACTGCCCTTACGCTTGGAAGCTGCACCCATACGCTAGTCTATCGACCCGCAGGGCAGTAGAATCAAGCCGATACAACAGACATGGCTCGACCATACATCGAACTTAACTTGAAACAAATCGAGACAATGGCGTCGATCGGTTGCACCACCGTCGAGATTGCGCTCATTGTTGGTTGTTCCGTCGACACTATTACCAATCGTTGTTCGGCTGTTTTAGCAAAAGGTCGCGCGAATGGTCGGCAGAAGCTACGGCGAATGCAATGGAAGGCCGCAGCAAACGGCAATGCGACCATGCTCATTTGGCTCGGCAAGCAGATGCTCGGGCAGGTCGACCAGATCAAAACCGAGAACGACAACATCACGCGCATTGTGATCGAGCGGATGCCGCCAACGGTGCCAACGTAATGCGAGCGCTTGATTGAACATCGCACTCCCCGCGATCGAAGACATATTGCACGCGAGCCAGCGCGACGTGTTCGCAAGGCTTAAGCGATTTAACGTGCTCGAGATTGGACGGCGTTGGGGCAAGACAACGTTCGGCATTCAACTTCTTGTCGAGCACGCAATCAGCGGCAAGCGTGTCGGATGGTTTGCACCGTCATACAAGTTTCTGAGCGACGTCGAGCGCGAAGTGTTACGAATCCTCGAGCCGCTTGTCATAGAAAGCGATCGCATTGAGCGCAGGTACTCGCTTGCAACCGGCGGCGTACTGGACTTTTGGACGCTCGAGGATGAGAACGCCGGACGCGGACGCGCGTACGATTTCATCGTGATCGACGAAGCAGGGTTCGTTGCGAAACTACTAAACATTTGGCGAGCCGCGCTGCGTCCAACACTGACCGACCGACGCGGCGGCGCGTTGTTCTTAGGAACGCCAAAAGGCGGCGGCGACTTTCACCGGCTGTTCTCGGAAGCGCAAGGCGACGAGAGCGGCGAATGGCTTGCGGTGCGTTTGGCATCGATCACGAATCCGTACCTTGACGCCACCGAGATTGCAAGCGCGAAGAAACTACTACCGGCAGTCGTGTTCGCGCAGGAGTACGAAGGCGTTCCCGCCGAGGACGGATCCAACCCGTTTGGACTCGAGGCAATCCGCGCGTGCGTCGGCGAGCTGTCGACCGACGCGCCTGCCGTATGGGGCGTCGACCTCGCAAAATCCGAGGATTGGACGGTCGCCATCGCGCTTGACGCTAGCGGCAACGTCTGCCGTCTTGAGCGCTGGCAAGGGCAATGGAACGTCACGCGCGCGCGGCTCATTGCGCTCATCGGTAACACGCCAGCGCTTATCGATTCCACG